TTGTAAAACCCTCCGAGTCCTGAATATGTTTAATCTCAAGAAAGAGATTTCACGAGATTTTGCATATATCAGCTCTCGAACGTATCATGAAGGGTTATCATTCCTTACGACCCAACTTCCCCGTTTGGGGAAGTGGTACGATGGAATTTTATCCGGAACACTGGGGTCTCCCCCTGTAGGCTTTAAACCCTACAGGCAGGTTCACTCAACAGATTATGAGGACTATCAAGTTCCCATCCCTGCTGAAACAACTTGTCCTTTGTTCTTACGTGTCTTTTGGCACGTAATTCATGATCCGGCCGGTTCCGTCCTGGAGCGCGCGAGAGTGATCCGCGCGTATCGGTCCTTGCTCTACTTGTTCTACAAGTTAGAGGTTCCCTTCACAGAAGCACAGCTTAGCGCTGGCCTCGAGAAGTGGAAGCTCATAGAGGAAGAGTTAGTCAACTTTGACTATCCCGACTTTTATGACCAGGATATGATCCAAGCGAGAGATATTATCAATCGCTTGCTTAGCCGTTGGGATCCTAAGACAATGTCTTATGCTCCCGATGAGGATATGTTTGTGAAAATACATCCTCAACACGGCCCCGGGGCGGTAGCAGGTGGAGAATCTAATGAGTCAAAATGGGAGTCATTCCATATGATTCGTAAGCTCCACAACGTCTACCCATGGTATGAATACCTTTTGGGTTTACGTTCATCTTGTCGTATCTCACCCTCCATGGTGAGTATGATCATCACCTTTTTCAAGGGCCGTTCGGAGAAAGAAGCAACCTCGCGGTTGTTATTTGTACCGAAGGACTCTCGAGGGCCACGAGTAATATCGTGTGAACCCAAGGAGTTGATGTTTATTCAACAGGGCATCGCCAGGAACATGATGAATGTTCTGGAGCGGCGCTCCCATGGGAGGATTAACTTCCTCGATCAAACCATAAACGGCCAGCTTGCACTCGCTTCGAGCGAGTCAGGTCTGTACGCGACGGTGGATCTCGAGGATGCCTCAGACAGGGTTAGCTGGTTGTTGGTGAGAATGTTGTTCCCAGATTGGGCTCAACGCTATCTCCATGCTACCAGGTCAGATTCGACATTGCTCCCAGATGGCACGATCCACAAAGATCATGCAAAGTATGCTCCGATGGGGTCAGCTTTGTGCTTCCCCGTTGAGAGCATGATATTCTGGGCGCTTTCCGTGGTTGCCTGTTGTAAGGCAGGCTTCGCGGAGGAGGTTGCTAAGGCGGCTACGTCTGTCTACGGGGCTGATATAATCACCTTCCCCGAAGCTGTTCCACATCTCGTGGAACTCTTCTCCAAGGTTTGCTTAAAAGTTAACGTTGGGAAGACATACAGTAGTGGTCCTTTTCGGGAGAGTTGTGGTGTTGACGCCTGGAAAGGCGAAATCATCACTCCTCTTAAAATCAAAAAGGACATATGTCGTTGGTCCCTTGACGGAGCCCTCGCCACTGCGTGCTGTGATTACAGTTCGCAATGTTTTGCGCTCGATTATCGCAAGACAGGTGAGTACTTGTACCGACTTGTTGATGGTCAGTACCCCGGTATTCTCCGGGTGCCTGATTCCCCAATAGGTTGTCTACACGTAGTCGACCCTCTGGCCTACGACCTTCCTCAAAGGTTGGTTGATGGTTATGATCGACGGATGTGCAAACGTTGGGTGCAGGGTTGGGTTGTCGAAAACCCTCACAGACCTTGTAACCTGATGGGGCTTAGTCGCCTTCTCAAAGATCTACATGGTCAATGGGAATTGTACGATCCCGGCAAGGTAGTGGTTCCGAGAGCCACTAAAATCCGGAAACGGAAAATTCTCGTGGAGGGGTGGCCGTTCTAGCCTGATGAGGGTTAGGGCGGTACTTACCAC